CTATCGTATTGCAGCATTTGACTACTATTTGAATGATTACTATGGTGATGACAAAACAACAAAGCATCATGTAACAATCGTTCCTGACACTTGCCCCGATGGACAATACCATTGTATGCATAGTAATTATGAGGAAGGAACAAGTAAAGGATATACAAATTCAGACGTTAAGAAAACTGAATTAGCTTCAACTGTTACAATCATTGAAAATGCTTTTACTGCAAATCACATTTTACAGCATTATGTTATGTTATGCACTGCAGCAAGCGGTGGTAAGCCTTCTTCATGTACTTGGGTCAATACAAAAGTTGACCTTATGAATGAGGTTATGGTATTTGGTACACATATGTTATCAGCTCAAGGTGCAACTTATGGTTATTACAATACAGGTACATCTTGTTTAACACAGTTACCATTATTTGCATTAGCACCTGAATTTATCAACGGTGAAAAGATTTACAGTGAGCAGGAAATTTATGGTTATTGGTTAAGAGACATAGTTGATGAATACTCCTTCGCCTGCGTGGACGCGGGCAGCGGTTATGCGGCCTACTACAGCGCCGGCGTCGACGGCGACTACGGGTTCCGGCCCTCTTTCAATATCTGTTAATCTCCATACCCTTTACGGGTATGGGAACAGATGTAATATACTAAAAGAAAACTAATGATTATATGATGGAGATAGAAAACATTGTCAAGAGTACATGCAAGTGAAAGAAAAGAATCAAAATTTGAAGTCATTGCACATTTCTACAAACTAAGAAAAGAAATTACAAATCTAACTCTACATAATTTTTCATATGATTACAATAAATCATTGAATAGATTGATTCGCGTATTTCATTGTGAAACTTGGGACGATGTTACGAACTTATCACCGCAAGAGCAAGCAAGAATAAGAGGATATGTTGAAAAACATCAAGGTCTTGAAAATTGGTATCTTGAGGATGAAAGGTATGCAATAATTCATATCTTAAGAGAAATTGGTTCTCACATCACATCGGCTAACAATATTTTTCCTTATTATAAGGAAGAGTTAATTGAGCGGAGATTATATCAAGACCGAGCAATTGCTGCTTGTAATAATCTATTACAGGAATTACAATATGTTATTGACATAATTCCTGTTAATGTAAATGCTTATACTGGTATTGCAACAATGATTGAGCACGAAATAAAATTGCTCAAAGGTTGGAGAACAAGTGACAATCGTGTTTATAAGCATTTGATAGATGGGTAAGCTCTAAAGCTTTGCTGTACTACTTCGCCTACGTGAACACGAACAACGGTAATGCGAACTACAACAACGCCAACAACGACAACAACTACGGGTTCCGGCCCTATTTCTATTACATAACTAGGATGTTCCTATCATCAATAGGACGTTATTGCATAGAAAGGAGAGCTTGTCCAACTGATGAAATATTCAGTGAACGAGTATTGCGACACAGCTTCTTACGAGAATAGTTGTTATAAGCGCAATCTGGTGACAACACCAAATATTACAGATGCAAATCTCATATATCAAGCATTCCTTGATTCAAAAAAGCCAGTACCTTGGAAATATGACACACAATCATATCAAACAAAGTACTTATCTGAGATTGCAAAATTACAAAATGAAATAAAAACAAGAACTTATGAGTTTCTTCCGAGTAACGAATTCACTATAAATGAACGTGGTAAGACCCGTAGAATTACCGCCGATAAGATGCATGAAAAAGTAATGAAACATCTTATATGTGACAATGTACTTACACCTGCAATTAAAAAATTCTTAATACATGATAATGGTTCAGTTATCAAAGGTAAAGGAATTTCTTTTACTCGGAAACGATTACAAACTCATATTAGAAAATTCTATAATAGGAATCAATCAAATGATGGCTACATTTTATTGATGGACTTTTCTAAATATTTTGATAACATACAACATAAAAGAATATATGACCTTATCTGTGAATATGTAAGAGATGAAGATACATTGTATCTTGTTGACAGAACTCTTGATAGATATAAAGTTGATGTGTCATATATGACTGATTCTGAATATGAATGTTGTATGGAAACAATTTTCGATTATCTTGCTTATCAACAAATTGACAGAAGTGTTCTAACTGGCGACAAATTCATGCATAAACGATTGAACATTGGGGACCAGATATCTCAAATACTTGGAATATCTTATCTAATTCAATTTGATAATTTTGTTAAGATTGTTAATGGAATTGAATTTTATGGTAGATATATGGATGATTGTTATATAATACATCGAGATAAGAAGTATCTAGAGGATTTACTTCAACAGCTTGTTGTGAAAGCTAATGAATGTGGTATCCATATCAATCTGAATAAAACAAAAATTTGTAAACTTAGTGACCGCTGGAAATTTTGTCAATTGAAATATACAGTAACTAACAGTGGCAAGATTATTAAATATATGAATCATGATAAGATTCACAGTGTTAGAATAAGACTTAAAAAGTTATCAAAAATATTGAATGCTAAAGAATTTAGAGACCAATTTTATTCATGGTTTACAGCATACAAAAAATTGATGACAAACAAGCAACGATTAAATATATTACAGTTATATAAAACTTTAAGTAAGGAGATAAAGTATGTACACAATCAAACTTGCTAATGGAACTGTTCTTGAAAATCTTGAACTAAATGGTAACAATTACATTTCTGATACAATCTTAGAAGACAGTGTATTTGAAGAGGGACTGAGTGAAGTTGTTATTACAAATGACAAAGGTCACTCAATGACTTATAAAGATGTAATTCTTGTTCATAATGAAGTAGAAGATAACAAATCTTGGTTTGTTATTAGACCCAAAACTAAACAAGAAAAAGTTCTTGAATCTATAAATAATGCAATCAATTCTAGTGACAGTAATATTACTGACATTCAGCTTGCTCTTGCAGAAATTTATGAACTAATCGCACAATAAAGTAAAGGAGTATTTATCAATGGTAAAAATTTATGTTGCATTAATCAACAAAGGATTAAAAACAATTGACGATGTTCCTGAAGCTTTGAAAGCTGCAGTTAAAGCTGCTCTTAAATAATAAGGAATATTTTACTTGTAATCCCGTGGCACTTAGGCGCTGCGGGATTTAATTGTATAAGATAATATAAATATACTAGTTTGGAGGATTAAGCAAGCAATGCTTGATAATCAATTGAATTATAAAGAGCTTGAAGGATTATCTGATGCGGAAAAGCAAGCAGTGCTAAAAATTCTTCAAGAATATTCAGATAATGGCAGCTCAGATACTTACAATGATATATTGTATTCAGATTATGATGAAATTCCTGTTAGCATTGATGAATTTTTACATAATCCTGTTTATCTTGGAAAAGGGTTGATAAATGAGGAAGGAAAATTCACTGTTTATCCATACTGGGTAGACACATTAAAGAAAATATTTCCTGACCCTTTACAACCGTCAAAATACAATACACTAGCTCTAACAGGTGCTATTGGTCTTGGTAAGTCATTTGAAGCTGTTTTATGTTGTTTATACGAACTATATAGAATGTTATGCTTAAAAGACCCATATCTATATTATGGGTTACAGCCAATTGATAAAATAACGTTCGCACTAATGAATATTACACTAGATGCAGCGCAAGGTGTTGCTTGGGATAAATTGCAACAGCTTGTGCAATCATCAGAATGGTTTATGAATCACGGAACAGTTTCAAAAGGAATGAATCCTGTTTGGAAACCTGAAAAGAAGATTGAACTTATTTGTGGTTCGCAGAGTAGACATATCATTGGTCGTGCTGTGTTCTTTGCATTTTTTGACGAAGTTTCATTTCAGCCAAATATGGATGTAGGTAAACAAAAAGAAAAAGCAAAAAACCTTGTTAATACAGCAGCTGCTCGTATGCAATCTCGTTTCATGAAGGGTGAATATAATCCAACATTGTTAGTTCTTGCTTCTTCAAAAAGAACTGAACAGTCATATATGGAAACATTCATTCAAGGTAAGAAGCAAAGAGAAAGTAAAACAACTTATATTGTGGATGAACCACAGTGGGTAATCAGAACTGATAAAGACAGTGAGCGTAAATTTAAAGTTGCAGTTGGTTCAAAATATCTTTCTTCAGAAGTATTACCGTTAGAATTAACCGATGCTGAATTAGATGCAGTTCGAAATAGAGGATATCAAATCATTGATGTCCCTATGGGATATTATGAAAACTTTATTGAAGATATTGACATTGCGTTAACGGATATTGCAGGTATTTCAACTACAAGTTCAAACAGATATATTTCCGGTCCGAGACTTGCAGCAATAGAAAAAACAACATATCAAAATGCTTTTACAAAAGAAATCATTGAAGTGGGTAATGCTACAGATGATAAAGCACAATATTCTGATTTCTTTGATGTATCAAGAATACCGCAAGAAGTAAAAAGTAAGCCTTTATATGTTCACTTAGATATGTCTATAAATGGAGACAAAACAGGTATTGGCGGAGTATTTGTTATAGGTAAAAAACAACCAACACCAGAACAACCTGTATCAAAAGATTTGTTACTTAGAGCAGGATTTAATGTTTCTGTAAAAGCACCTAAAGGATATCA